GATCCCGCTTGTGGGTGATCTGCAGGAACTTGCGATCCTTGAGCATCGTGTAGATGCAGTACGGAACGTGGTACCCGTCGTCGGTGGCTTCACCAAAGGGAACGTACTTGCGGACGGTCCCAATGAACTCGTTCGCCACGGTGATGATCTCGCCCGGGATGTCCTTCTTCTTGGGATCCAGATTGGCGATGCGGATGCGGACCAGCTTGAGCTCGTCGGCCATCAGCTGGGCACGGATCTCTTCGAAGCTGGTCGGAGCCGGAGCAGCCACGAGAGCCGCAGTATCCTGGAACGGGTTCACCTGCGGAGCCGGCTCTTCTTTGTTGCCAGCCAGGTGATCCTCGATCTTCTTCTTGAGGGTCGCCACGGTGATGTTGTTCGAGTGGGTGATGCCGAGCATCTCGGCACGGGCCTTGAGGAGGGTCAACTCGTCTTGGGCAGGGGTCTGGGTTTCGTCGGACATTGGATCAGTCTCTTGTTGTTGAATGGAAAAAGTGAGGGGGGAAACTCCCCCCTCACCCTATGTGCTGGCCGATTAGATCGGGGCGACAGTCTTGATGAGAGCGATCCGCTCCGGACGCTTGACCAGGATACCGTAGTACCACTTGATCGAGCTGAAGCCCGTCTCACCGTAGGGATCGTTGCGATCCGCGGTTTCACGGCCCGGCATCTTGGTCATGACCGAGAACTTCACCGTCTTGCCGTCGGTCTGGAAACCGATGGTGGTGAAGCTGTCATCACCGATGACGAGCATCGGGTAGATGTTGTACTTGCCCGAAGCAGCACGGAAACCGCCGTTGGTGGTGACGTCGGCACCAGCACCCGCCCAGTGCAGCATCTCCGGAACCTGGATGATGCGGAAGGCATCAATGGTACCGATTTCGCCGTTGAGTACGTTGCCGGCGTCAGCATAGTGCTGGACCTCGATGAAGGCCTTGTTGCCGAACGAGTCCGTCATCTTCTTCAGATGCGGGACCAGTTCCGAACCGATGTACATCACACGGCCCGAGCCAATGACCCGAGTGTCGATGTTCCGCGAGCCGGTGATGACCTTGGTCTGCTTCGGCGTGCGGTTGTCGGTAAGGATCTGATCCAGACGAACCAGGTTGTCATACGACACCAGGCTCTTCACGGGAGCCGCTTGCTCACCAGTGACGGTGACATTCGAGGTGGCAGCACCAGCGAACAGGACGGTGCCGGCCGCGGCAAGCAGGTCCTTCTGGAGCACGGCTTCGGTCAGCTGGACCGCACCGTTCATCAGTTCACGCGACAGGTGATCCATCAGCATGTCGTCGGAATCGAAATCCATCGATTCCTGAGTGAACTCGGTGAAGAAGCCGAACTTGTGGAGCGAGCCCTCGAGCTGCAGACGGGTGAAGCCGACACGGTTCACTCGGCCACCGTTCTCGCTCAGAGTCGGGAGGCGAGCAGTGATCGTACCGACGTCACGCGAGGAGCCGTAGAGGTTGCCGTTGGCAATCGTGGCACCAGCAGCGTCGAGACCCTGGCTGTTGACGTTGCGATCGTCCAGCAGAGGCACGTATTCGAAGACCTTGATGGTCTTGCCGTAGTGCTTCGGCATGTTCGTCACCGAAGCGAGCGGCATGAAATACTGCTCCTTCCGGCTTTCGATGATCGACTTCTTCAGCCAGAAAAAGGTGTTCATCTGGTCGGAACCAGCACCATCGATGTCCGACTTCTGACCCGAGCCGGGAGCGTTGTAGTTAAGCATGGGAATATTTTCCTCAGGCTACCTCTGACATTTCCTTGTTGGTCAGAGGCGATTTCGAAGGGCGTCCATCTTCAGGAACTCCTCGTCCGACATGGCGAGTGGGTTCACTAGAGGTTGCTTGGACTGGCTCGACGAACCCCGCGTCGCAGACGCAGATTTCGCTTTGTCCCCGTTCGCAGCCTTGGGCTTGGGCACTGCTGCTCGCTCATCAATCTTCTGCGGTTCCGGTTTGGCCGGAGCGCCGTTCTGCTGAGTAACCGAGCCAAAGGCACCGGCTTGAGCAAGAGCATCGCCCACTTGCTTGTAGGCTTGCAGGAAGGGGGTGGTGGTCGGGATCTTGCCGAGAGTCTTCTGCCGGTCCATCTCTGCGACGATGAGATCATAGATCCCGTTCGTGCGTTGTTCGTGGATTACCGACAGCACCTCAGGCTGATTCCAGATGACTTCCTTCGACGCTTCATCCCAGGTCGTATTGACGACGGTGATCGTTTCCTTGCCCGAGTCCCGAGAGGATACGTCCTCCAGAACTTCGTGGAAGCGAGCTTCGCTATCAGTGACCTTGTGAGCACCCTCGGTGTAGTCAGGGTCGGACGCCGTATCGATGTCCAGAGGATCGATACCGGAGTCCTTGAGGAGCTTCTTGATCGCTTCCGGGTTCTTCTTATCCAAGTCGATCAGATAAGAGAGCTTGCCCTCGTCGAGCAGATCATGGTTCTGCAGCATAAGTAGCACTTTTCGGTGCGGCTGTATATCCTGCAATTTCTTGGTGTAGTTGGCTCCCATTTGAGCCAGCTGGATCACTTCCTCAACAGACTGCGGAGTGAAAGTCTTTCCGTTGGCTTTGAACGGAGCCATGACCTGCTGGTAGAGGGTCTTGTAGTCCAACTCTTCAGCAGAGGCTGGGTCAGCCTTCTGATCCTTAGCGGACTTGGCCTCGCCTTCCCCAAGTGCATCGCCCTCCGAGGTTGCGTCCGCTTTCTGATCGTCGGACTTTCCGTCCTGATCGTCGTCGCCCTTTCCCTCGTCGCCTTCGGCTTCGCTTGAGGCACCTTCGTCCTCTTCATCGCCGTCTGCACCGGTGTCGCTTTCGCCTTCGGCTGCTGCGTCACCGTCTTCGTCGGCTCCTTGGTCGCCTTCGTTTTCTTCTTCGGTGGGCTCGCTCTGGCCATCATCGGCATCAGAGCTCTCGGCCGGACCGTTGAGCTTCAGGAAGTCCTCATCGGACATGGCGAGGGGGTTGTTGTTGGAGGTGCTCATTATTCGGCATCCTCTTCAGCACGGGCCTCGGCGATAGCTTCCTCCAAATCCGGAAGCTGGTTTTCGGCCTGGTTGCCCATCTGCATGGTGACAGAGAGGAAGCGACGAAGGTGGCCGGCAGCCTGGGCCATGTTGAGGGAGTCGGTACGTTCGTTCTCACCCAAAGCCGGATTGGCCGATGCCTGAGCATATCGGGCACATTCCTGGGTGCAGAACCAGTCGAGAATGAGGGCCTTGAAATCGGGGTTCTGGGCGAGGCGATTGGCACGATTGCGTCGCTCGATCAGTTCCTTGGCACCTGCAAGCTGATATTCGAGAGCTGTTACGTCAGACATCTGGGGTGGTCCTATTGGTCTAGGTTTCTGTTTTTGGAGGAGTTATTTTCCTCGGGGGGTGTCCAGCTATACCTCCTCGTTTAGCTGGTCCGAGAGTTGGTTGAACCCGATCGCGGCTTCGACATCGGGCTCTCGTTCATCGGGTTTGCGGCTCTTCGTCAGGGCCTTCGTGATTTCGAGATCACGGTTGCCATCCGACTGGGCTTTCTGCTTCTCGAGGTCTCGACCATGCTTGACACCCGAAACGTCAGCCAAGGTATCAGCCTCGATGTTCTGAGCCTTCGCCGACCGTTCTGCGGCCTGTGCTCGTAGAGCCAAGGTCTCAGCTTCGATCTTGGCAATCTCCCGCTCGATCTTCACGATCTCGAGCTCCTGCAGCTTCTGCTGAAGGGGATCAGGCTGCGGCTTGTAGTTGCGGATCTTCTCAGAGAGATCGGGCATACGCTTAAGGTCAGCAATCTTGGCCAGAACCTCGTTACGCAGCTCAGGCTCCATGTCGGGGCCAGTCGTCTGCAGCAGGAAGGCAAGGTCCTGCACCTGCTGGTTGTCCATTTCGGCCGTCGAGATGTCGGTCTCGAGGTCGAACTTGCCGACGAGGTCTTCACGCTTGATCGTGACGAACTCTTCGTTGGTGACACGGATCACCTCTTCCTCGGAGAGGAAAGCCGCGTTCATGGAGAGGATCTTCTCCCCGATCTGAACCATGCCCTTCGCGAAACGACGAAGGATCGCCATCTCACGCTTGGAGGCAGCATCGAGGACACCACGAATACCGGTGGCCACATCGCCGTAGGTGTTGCCCGACAGGCCACCGGAGAATGCCTTCACCCCAGAGAGGGCTTCAGCATCCTGGTTCATCATGTTGGTCATGATGATAGCCGACTGGGGCAGCTCAGGGTACTTGTGCAGAACGTGGGCGTTGTCCGGGCTCACCTGCGGATTGAACTCGTAGTCCTCGCCAGCCAGGAACTTCCGCTTGTTGAGGGGGTCGAGCCAGCCCTTGGCAGTGCCCTGCTGGCTGTTAGCCGAACGACCCATGAGATCGATCATGCCCCGCATCAGGGCACCAAGAACCTTCTGGTTGTCTTCCAGCAGCTCGGCATCAGGCTCACCGATGAGCTCGCGCTTCACCGGTAGATAGTTGGCCACCACGAGGGGCAGCTTCTTGTCGGGGAACGGGTTCTCTTCCTGACGGATGAGGGTGTCGCCCACCCAGGTCGCCACGATCGGAGTCAGCTTCCCGGAGCCATCGACATCACGGAAGCCCCAGTATTCGTAGGCCAGGATCTTCTTACGAGCTGCGTCCTTGAACTGGAAGTCCTGGGGAGCTGAGCGAGCATACTCGGTGTCAGTGATGGGAGCAGAGTCCTCCCAGTTAACCTTGTCGAGGTTCTTGTAGATCCCTTCCTTCTCGAGGTCGGCCTTGCAAGTCTCGATAATGAAGACACAGAACATCGCTTTGTCGAGGTCGCCCTCGCAGGCAGGATCGATCACGACGTTCCGGGGATTGAAGACTTTAAGGTCCGGCTGATTGACGAGGATCTCCTCGGTCTCAACCTCCTCGAAGCGACCCGACTCCTTGGCGAAGTTGGGCTGGCCAGTCTCTTCGAAATACTCGACCGCGGCCTTGGTCAGCTCATCGGCTGCCTCATCGAACCCACGAGGATCGGCCAGCTTGAGCTCAACCTGCTCCTGGAAAGCAGCCAGCTGCTCTTCATCGACGATCGTGAAATACTCGTAGACCGGAACCTTGGTCTTCACCACGTTGGTGACACGCTTCCAGCCAGTGCGGACGAAGACCGTGCCTTCATCAACACCCGAGCGAACGTAATCGTCGATGAACTTCACGAGGTTCATCTTTGTCTGCATCTGCCAGTTGAGAACCAGCTCGTTCTGCTTAGCTGCGGGGGCATCCTCAAAGGTCTTGGGCTTGACCTCGAAGAGCTTGTGGGAACTGAGAAAAGGCTCCGACAAGGGAGCGTACCGCCACTCGGCCTGACGACGGATCAGCTTGGGCTGGACGCTGGAACGGTTGTCACGCTTCTTGGGCTTGGCCTGGCCCTCGATCTTCATCAGATCGGTCCAGTGGTCCACCTTCTTTACGAAGGCATCATGAGCCGGCTTGGCAGCCTTGAAGTCTCCCTTCAGGGCAGACAAAGAGGGCTCGTGGCTCCAGTCTGTCAGCTTGGCTGCTTGCTCGATGGAATCCACGGGATCCCGGGTGTCCGTAACCTGGCCGGTCATCTTTTTTCCTAACCCACTCTTCCGGTGGTGTTGTTGGTGCTCCCCCTATTATTTCGACCCGGGGGAGCAGGGCCATAGTTCGATCAGAGCTTAGTCGACGATCTCGACGATCTGAATCTCGCGGTCTACTCGGAGCTGCTCGCCGAGGGATCGGAGATCACGGTCACGCTGGACAAGAGTTGCCCGGAGCTCTCCAACCACCTGTCTGCCCTCGACAAGACTTCGGTCGAGTTGGGCTGCGTGGCTTGCAAGGTTTGCTTGCTGAGTGGCTCCAGCATCGGACATACGTTGGTAAACCTGAGCTCTTTCGGCCGACTCCCGCAGGCCGAAAGCATGCTGGCTCCGCAAAGCAGCAAGGTCAGCAGCCAGTACCGTCTGGCTCTCGATGATACGATTCCGGATTTCATCGCTTTCAGTCCTGTGCTGCCTCTCACGGGCGAGTTTTTCTTCGTTCAGTCTGACCAGTTCCGCCTGATGTTTCGCCTTCTCAAGATCCCACTCTCTCTGAACGTTGGCTTCTCCAACACCGATGAAATG